ATCAGGATTTCAAAAAAGAGTTTGACACAAAAGAAATAATTCTTTAGGGTATTAGGTATGAGCAGATAACGACTGCTCGGCTATGGGATAGATAGGAGTGAAACACTCAGAGTGAAATGCGAAAAATAGAAGCCTATCTATCCTTAATGAATTAATACTATTAGGTGGGAACATACCTTAACTAGAAGTGGGATTCCTATTAACAATGACGCTAACAGGTATGGGTGGAAGTTGAGTATTATGGGATAGATAGGATAGGTAACACTAACTGTATAGCGTGAAAACAAAGCCTATCTATCCTTAATGAATTAACAAGTAGATATAGGAGGATAACAAATGATTGATTTATTCGATAAACAAATATGTGTTGATTGTAGCAAACCTTGTCATTTTGGAAGTGGTCGTTTTGTAAACAGATACCCATCTTACAATGATGATAAAGAGGGTTATAGATGTGGAGAGTGTGCATGTGAAGTAGAGAAATTGTATAAGGAGAAAGAAGATGAGTAAACTTGATTATTTAGATGAATGGGTGTCTATAACCACGCCTAAAGGCGAAAAGATAGATATTAATATTCATTCTGATGGCGAAGATGACGCTATCGGAATAAGTTTATATGAAATGGAAACCACTAACGAGGGCTATGACCAAACTTGCTCTATGCCTTATGATTCAATAAGCATTAATAAATTGAGAGGGGATATAAATGGTAGATAGAGTAAAAATTACAGGCATAGATGTTTATACTATTTCTAAAATAATAGACTTAGATGATTTTGAACATAGAGATACTATTTTAGATGACAGATACACCGAAAAAGATATCGGTATGATGAAAGATATAATAGATAATGAAATTTATTATTTGGGAAAAGAATTTTTTAGAAAGTTTGACGCAAATTGCGGTCATTGGGAAATAGAAGAATTAGATTATACACATGGAGATGATCTAAAAAAAATACCAATCAGCAAGGAGATATATAAATGAAAGTATTAAGAATAGATAATCAAGGAGTTTTAGAAGGCAGAGTTTATGAAACACTTGAAGATTTAAGATATCAATTATGTGATTTTCACTCAATAGATTGGCAAGAAGGAATTGATGAAGATGATAAAGATTACATAGATATTTATTCATTAACACTAGAAGATATCATGGATCATGGAGATTGGAGTTACCAAATGATAACAGATGAAGAGGCTAATGAGCCTCACTATATAAGAATGTATGATTATGAAGAGAGGATTAACGAATGAAATTAACTGAAGAACAAAACATGCGAGAAGAAAAACATAGGAAACTGAATGATTAAATATAAATACCAAATATTTTCAGATGAACCTCTATTAGACGAAGAAGGTCTAGTAGAGCAGGGTAAGATGAATCAGAAAATTGGTTTTAAAAAACATTTGTATGCACAAAGTTTTTCAAGCAAAAAATGGTATAAAGGATATCGATTTAGAAAAACAGCATTCAAGGAAGCAGATTTCAGAGATATAGAAAACCATGATATTGAAACTGAATTATTGTTAGCAAAATCTGATACTGCTGAAATGACCTTAGCAACACTATTGTCAGGACGTGAAGATATCTATGCTTCTTCTAGTTATGATTATTCTATGCCCGATTATGAAAAAAATTATTTAAGTATGCGAAGAAATATTGAGAAAAGTATAATTAAAAAAACTACGAGTAGAAAAATTAACAAAATAAAAAGCACTGTCAAAGACCATAGAAAACGTAATAAACAAATAAATAAACTAATTAAAGAATCTGATAAACGATTAAAAGAAGTTGAAATAATGACTGAAGATTGATTAGCGTCATGGTCTAATTTCGCCAAGTAACACCCACAATTAATCACAGAAATGCGCGAGAGAGCCAATCTCAGACTAACAATTTAGCCAAAACTAGCCAAAACTAGCCAAACAATAGATCATTCAATCTATCATTCAATCTTATTCAATCTACAAAAATAATCTCAGCTGCATAAATAAATAAAAGATATATTGAATTAATGAATTATTTCATGATAGAGTAATAATATAAAACAATTATATGAGGTTAAAAAAAGATGATTGATTTATATTTTTTTGTTTTTCTCTTTTGTTTAGCAAGTTTGATATATACATATATTGTATATACATCAAATGTGACTGACGGGGAAAAAGCATTTATGAGCGGGTTATTGGTGATATTAATTTTACCAATATTATTAATTATATTTTTGAGGTAAAAAAACAATGAATATAGAAAAAAAGTACATATATAATGCTGTTAATTTTGATACAGCTATTGAAGTAAACAATTATCCATGGGGTTTCAGGTTAAAAACTAAAGTTAAATATTGGATTGAATCAAATAATAAAGGAGATAGATTCATAAAACAGACTTTAAATCCTAAAACCAATAAATGGTGTAATCCTAAAAAATCAACCTATAACGCTGTTGAGGTTTTATATTTTGATGAAAATAACCATGTAAAATCCTATGGAATAGGAAAATATGGAACAAATGAAGAAGAATTAAAAACTTTTATATCTAATATTGATTATAATTCTTTGAATTTATTACAAAAGAAACAGATTGAAATGATTAAATCAATTAATAAAGTTATGGAAAACGTATCATTCAAGATTGAAAAAGTATCAGAATATAATTTATCTAATCCTTTAGATTTAATAAGGATGAGAAAAGATAATAATTCTGCAGAAACAAAAGCCAAAGAAAAAGAGCAAAACATTATTAAAAACAAGATTATAAACTCTATTAACAGCACTTATAATCACTCTTTAATTAAAAACAATCTTAAGGGTAAAAAGTAATGAGTAGATTAATACAACCAAATAGTCCATTGGATATTGAACTAACAATTCAGTATTTAAGATGTGAGATTAGAAAAAACAAGCCAAAAACACCAATATTTGACCTGGTTAAATACAAACAAGATATACAGATATTGAGATATTTAAGAAAGCGGAGAAAAAAACAATGAATATAGATAAAATAATATATGATAAATTTATACCTTTATTAGATAAAGAAACTATCAACAATATAAGTTTATTAAATCATAGTCTTTATGGGACTTTGATAGATGAAGATTATACTTTTGATTTCTCTAAAATTGCTAATATAGTACGAGATAAACTCGATAATATACCAGATATCAATAATAACTCTTATTATGATAGCTTTGATGAATATTGGTATGTAGATAAAAATGATAATCTTATAAATGATGAGTGGTCATTGGATCTAGATGAATGGCAAATAGAACACACTTATGAAATACAACCAGAAGAAATACTTAAAACAATACTAGGATATGAGCTATACGACACTATTTATTAATCAATAACCATATATAAACATATAGAGAGCCATACATTTATGGCTCTTTTTTATTGATAAGAATTAATTCTTCTATATAATATTAGTAATTAATAAACATTATGAGGAAAAACAATGAATATACCAAAAAAATCAAATGGCACACCAATTATGTGGAGTGAGAGATATATACAACAAGCTGTAGATTTAGCTTGTGGTGATGATGGCTCAAAGTCTAAAGAGGTTTTGTCAATTTTAGAGAGATTATGGGACGACAACCAACCAAAACAACGAGGATGAAAATATGAAACTAACCGAGCAAAGAAAAAAACAATTAGAGCAATATGATGATAGCCATATCTTTTATTTTAGAAACATTTATACGGAACACGAAATAAACTATATATGTAAAATAAAACCACAGTTTAAAATTGTATTCACAAATCCAGAAAAAATAAAACATAACAGTAAGGAGCTAGAGGAGATATGTAGAGATTATCCATTGGACTTGTGGAAGTAGAATAAGCCAATAATCAACTTTAAAATAATAAGCCTCATATAGAAATATGTGAGGCTTTTATATTACTTGTCTAATAACAATATCGATCAATACTAAACAAGAAAAAACGCAGGAAAACCAACGCCCAGATGATGATTCCCTCTAACACCTATATATACCTCAACAATAGACAATATAAGTCTCTTTTATGGACTGTTTATAGCTGCCATTGAGGTGTATTGAGTGGAGATAAAAGACTACTAGCCATACACACCCGCACACATAAATAAATCCATAGTTTATTGAGAGACCTTATGCGCTAGGCATCAACCAATAAATATTATGTACTACTAAACTACTAAAAATAATTCATATAGGCTTAATGAGGCTATTAGGTGTCCTAGAAACTTTATATAAATACATAGAATCTATATTATCGAATCCTAATATAGTCAGACCCCCTATCGACCACACGTATGTATGTGTATATTGACCCACACTATGGTGGGAATATTAAGTCTATAAGCATATCCTTATATATCCCATACCCTACCTACCAATATATTGATAAAACGCCCAATTCAATCTATTAGGGCTTGTGAGAGGGTAATTTTTATATTAGACTTAGAAGTGGAATACTATGTCTAACGAGAGAATATCTGAGATTCTCAGCACCCTAGATCAACGGCAATCTGAGAATAAGCTCAACTACTACCAACCTTATAGGTTTCAAAAGAACTTTCACGATACTGGCAGGCAGGCGAGTCAGCGTTTACTTATGGCAGCAAACAGGGTGGGAAAATCCTATGTAGGTGCTATGGAGATGGCGGCTCATTTGACAGGACTTTATCCTGATTGGTGGACAGGTAGAAAATACGATAAGCCCATTAAAGCTTGGGTCTGTGGTGCGAGTAATGAAACCACAAGAGATATTTGTCAAAGAGAATTATTTGGGCAACCCGACAACCCAAGAGATAAGGGAAAAGGATCAATCCCAAAACATCTCATTGGCGAAACCACAAGGAAGCCTGGTGTCCCTAATGCGCACTCATCAGTCCTTGTAAAACATAAATCAGGAGGTTGGTCGAGGGTTGCCTTTAAGGCTTATGAAATGGGAAGTGAGAAGTTTATGGGTGAGAGTTTAGACCTTATTTGGCTAGATGAAGAACCTCCACAGGATATCTATTCTCAATGTATTACCAGAACGCTTGATAAGGCAGGTATGGTTTATTTGACCTTTACCCCTGAAAACGGCATGACAGAGGTAGTACAAAACTTTACCTCTGATTTAAGAGCAGGACAGGCATTAATCACAGCTGGCTGGGAAGATGCAGAGCATTTAACAGAGTCTATGAAAGAGCAGATTCTACAAGCCCTACCACAGCATGAGCGAGACATGAGATCAAAGGGTATACCAATGATTGGTAGTGGGCTGGTTTTCCCCATAGATGAGGACACTTTGGCTTGCGAGCCTTTTATTATTCCCAATCACTTTGCACGTATCGCAGCTATTGACTTTGGCTACGACCACCCAACAGCAGTCGTTTGGATTGCTTGGGATCGTGATGATGATATTGTTTATGTCTATGATTGCTACAAGATGTCTAAACAGACACCTGACTATCATGCAAGTAATATTAACCAGCGAGAGGGTTCACACTACATCCCAATAGTTTGGCCACATGACGGGTATCAGCACGATAAAGGTAGTGGGATTGCCCTTGCAGAGCAGTATCGAATGAGTCATGTCAATATGATGCCTTTTCACTTTGAAAACCCACCAGCTTTAGGTGAGAAAAAAGGCACATTAAGTGTCGAGTCAGGCATTATGGAGATATTGACACGCATGGAGCAAGGGAAATTTAAAGTATTTAACACATTGTATGATTGGTTTGAGGAATACAGGCTTTATCATAGAAAAGACGGCAAGATTGTTAAAATTAAAGACGACTTAATGGCAGCAACACGTTATGCAACATTGAGTCTTAGACATTCAACAACCGAGACATCTAGGTGGAATAGTAAAGGTAGACTAGGCCCTGATGTCGCAATAGTTTAGGAGATAGACATGGCAGCACCAATAGTAGGAGCATTACTAGCAGCGGCATCAAAAGCAGCACAAGTAATTGCTAAAAATAAAAAAACAAGAGAAGCGCTCACAAAAAGTGTAGGTGGTTCTCTTAAGAGAAGACAAAAACTAGCAACGACTACAGGAAAATTTCCCAAACCATCTTCAGGGAAAGGATTATCAACTGGAGCTAAAGTAGCATTGGGGTTTGGTGCAGGAGCTGTTGCTGGAAAGGAATTAGAAAGACATAAAAGAATAAAACAGCAAAAAAAAACAGGCAAGGCCTACAATATTACAGGTAGACCATCTGTTTATGAGGATAAATAATGGCTAAAAAATTATATAGGAGATAACAATGGCAAAATCAGCAGCACAAAGATTTAAAGAACAAAGAGCTAAAATGAAATTTTTTAATGAAAATGTAGTACACCCAAATGCTCCAGTAAATACATTAACCTCTAAAGAGTTTGAAACACAATCTAGGAATAGAGATAAAGTATACAATAGAAAGATTAGAGATATTTTCTCAATTCCTAATGTATTACCTGCTCTTACTTTAGGTGTTATGAAATATGGCGGCAAAGGAGCAAGAAATGTAAAAAGAGTTTTTGCACCAAGTGATAGTGAAATATTACAAACAAGATTAGAAAGAGCATACAAAAAAACATTTAGCAAACTTGGCAAAAAAAAAGTAAAAAAGTAAAAAAGTAAAAGACAATGACAGACGAAAAACCAACGCTTTGCAGAACGCCAACTTCAATGGCATTTAAAATACAAGACTTAGAAATTAAAATTATTGAACTCGAAGAAAAATTAAAAAATTTAGAAAAAAAGGAATCTAATGGCAAAAAAACCAAGAAAAATGACAGAAAATGAGCTAGTTTCTCATTTATCTACACAAATTGAAGCTGCAACAGGCTATGCAAATAGTGAACTTTCAAGCCAAAGAGAAGATTCAATGAAGTATTATCTTGGTGAGAAGTTTGGTAATGAGATTGATGGTAGATCAGAGATTGTAACAACTGATGTTAGAGATACAGTTGAGTATATTATGCCAAGTCTCATGCGTATCTTTACCACACATCACAATATTGCAGAGTTTGAGCCACAAGGCCCTGAAGATGTACAAATGGCAGAGCAAGCTACCAACTATGTTAATTATGTGTTTAACAGGCAAAACAATGGTTTTAAAGTGCTATATGATGCCTTTAAAGACGCACTTATTAGCAAAACAGGCATTATCAAGCATTATTGGGAAGAGAAAACAGAGGTTAGCAAAGAAGATTATACCAATCTGACTGAGATTGAATATCAGGCTATCCTTGCAAATGATGATTTAGAAGTTTTACAACACACAGAGGAAATTGTGCAAGAGGCACAAGTCGATGATAACGGCATAATGTTATCCCCGCAAGTTGTCAAACACGATGTAAAAGTTAAAAGAACTAAAGTTGGTGGTCAAGTTAGAGTATTGTCTGTACCACCTGAAGAGTTTTTGGTATCAAGAAGAGCAACAGATTTACTCGATGCAGATTTTGTCTGCCACAGAGTTAAAAAAAGCGTAAGTGAGCTAATACAAGAGGGCTTTGATGCTAAATTACTCGATGAAATACCAAGTTATAACAACTCAGACGCTGAACTTAACGAGGAAAGGCTTGCAAGATTTAGCTATGATGATGATTCAGTACCACCATCAGAGGGTGAAGGCCCATCTAAAAAAGTTTGGATTGATGAGTGTTACATTCGTATAGACTTCGATGGCGATGGTATAGCAGAGTTACGCAAGATAACCAAAGGTGGTAAATACATACTCGATAATGTAGAAGTAGACATGATTCCTTTCTCGGCTATCTGTCCACTACCAATACCACATAAGTTTTACGGCATGAGTATTGCTGATACAGTTTCAGACATACAGTTAATTAAATCAACGATTGTTAGAAACTTGTTAGACAATATGTATCTAACCAACAACGCAAGATACGCAGTTCTTGCAGGACAAGTAGAGTTAGACGACCTACTTACATCAAGGCCTGGTGGTATTGTGCGTATGCGAAGCCCAAATGCTGTAACTGCCCTGCCGACACCACAAATACAACCTTATGCTTTTCAAATGGTGCAATACCTTGATGGTATCAGAGAGGAGAGAAGCGGGGTGTCTAAAATGACACAAGGACTGAATCCTGATGTTTTAACCTCGCATGTAACAAGTGGTGCGATATCAGCAGCAACTGAATCGTCAATGCAAAGAATTGAGCTGATTGCACGTATATTTGCAGAGACAGGTATCAAAGATTTATTTAGAAACATCTATTCGCTGATACAAAGATACGAGGATCGTGAGAAAATGTTTTATCTCAACGGCAAGTTTGTGCCGATTGATGTATCAAGATGGAAGGAAAAACTTAACTGTACTGTAAATGTAGGCGTTGGAAGTGGCTCACAACAGAGCAAAATGCAGACTATGAACAGTATTATGCAAATTATATCAACGATTGTGCAACAAGGAGGCATGGGTTCTCTAGTGCAACCGCAGAATATATACAATGCAGTTAGCGAGTTTATAGCACAAGCTGGGTATAAAAATACCGATCAGTTTATATCTAACCCACAGATGATGCCACCACCACAACCAGCACAACCAACAATCGATGAGCAGGTTGCAGCACAAAAAGCACAAGTTGAATTACAAAAACTACAACTACAAGCTAAAGAGTTAGAGATTGAAACACAAATTAAAGCCCAAGAGTTAAAACTAAAACAAGAAGAATCGGCTATTAACCTTGCACTTAAAAACAAAGATTTAGAGATTAAAAAATCACAACTACAGTTAAACGAGCAAGAACTAGCCCTTGAGGCTGTTCAAGGTAGACCTGTTAAGATTGGTAATGACTAATGGCGTTTCCAAAACACTCAGGCTTTGGCAAGATTCAAAGACAAAAACTTATATCTAAAAAAATTAAACTTTTAAGAAAAGAGGGTAAACCTCAAAAACAAGCAGTAGCAATCGCACTTAGCACTTATCCAAAACGCAAAAGGTTGCCACTAGCATGAAAGACTTAAACGAACTCAATCTCGAAATCGAGATTATCAAAAAAGATATAAGCGATATAAAAAACAATCATCTGCAACATATTGAGAAAGATATGCGAGATGTCAAGATTGAGATATTTAGATTTAAATATATTGTTTATGGTGCAGTCATTGTATTTGCACTTCTAAGCAATAACATGCAAGAGATATTAAATTTATTTTAGGAGAAATATTATGTGTCCAATGGGAACAGGAACTTATGGTTCTAAAAAAGGCAGACCAAAGAAAAAAATGATGAAAAAGAAAAAAAAGATGACTAAAAGAAGGATGACATATTGATGCTTACCAAAAGACAAGAAGATACACTTAAAAGACATAAAAAACACCATACTGCAAAACACATGGCTTTTATGCGCAGACAAATGAAAGCTGGCAAAACTTTTACAGCAGCTCATAAACTGGCTATGAAAAAGGTGGGCAAATGAAAAAGAAAAGAAAGTTTCCTGACCTTAACAAAGACGGGAAAATTACAAAAGCAGATATATTAATGGGTAGAGGTGTCATAAAAAATGGCAAAAAAGGTAAGAAAAAAAGGGCGTAATATACCTACCAATCCTGCTTTGTATTCAAGAGTAAAAGCTGAGGCCAAAAGAAAGTTTAAAGTCTATCCATCTGCCTATGCTAATGCTTGGCTAGTTAGAACCTATAAGAAAAGAGGCGGAGGCTATAGAAGTGGCTAGGTCTACTGGTGGTCTTACCAAATGGTTTAAAGAAAATTGGGTTGATATTGGCTCACCAAAGAAAGGTGGAGGCTATCACAAATGTGGTCGTGGCAAAGGTAGTGGACGCAAATATCCAAAATGCGTACCAGCAGCCAAAGCTGCAAGAATGACCAAAGCACAAATTAGATCAGCAGTATCAAGGAAGAGAGCCGCAGGTAATACTGGGCCAAAACCAAGAAATGTACGGACGTTTGCAAAAAGATAAAATTACAAAATACGAATTACAACATTTGATGTTGAAACACCGAGTTTCAATCAATGAGCTATTCCTTAAAACTGGCATACCTGTCAATAAAATTAAGGGGTATCTTACTGGGAGAAGAGCTATACCTGACGATTTGTCAGATAGAATCAAACAGATAGGAGAAAACAATGGCAGATAAAGATGCACAAATAGCAGAGGGCAGACAAGCAAAAGAGTTGTTGGAAAACCCACTGCTTATCAAATCTTATGGTGTTATCGAAAATGATATATACCAAAAATGGATAAGAACAGAGATAACTGACACAGAAACTAGAGAGGCTTTGTATCATTCACTTAGAGGAGTCCTTACAGCAAAATCGGTGTTAGTTAATACAATGGAAAATGGTAAAATCATTGAAGAAGAAAACAAGGGAGGTAAGTAATGGCTAAAATTACTAGACCTACCCCACAGGACAACATACCTGTACAAGAAAGCAAGCATAAAGGAATTCCTGTGACTGATGTTGCATCAGCACAGAAAGCGTTACTTCAAGCACAACTACAGTCTCCAGCATCGGAACAACCTGCAGAGCAAGAAGAACAAACAGAAGTAGAAGAAAATACTTCTGCACAGGCAGAGCAATCTGCCGAATCAGTTGAAAACGAAACAGCTAATCCTGATGGGTTAGTTGTAGAGGATTTAGTCGAGCAAGACCAAGCTGGGCAAACCCAAGAACCTCAAAGTTATACTATCAAAGTTGATGGTAAAGACGTTGAGGTAACTCTTGAGGAGCTACAGCAAGGTTATAGCAGGACTGCTGATTACACACGAAAAAGTCAAGTATTGGCAGAGCAACGCAAAAAAATGGACGATGAACTTCAGGCGACTCAACAAGAAAGACAGCGATATGTTTCACAACTTGAACAATTTAACCAACAAGCTGATTCCAAATTAGAGGAGTTCAAATCAGTTCAATGGGAACAACTCAAGCAAGACGATCCAATGGAATATGCTATAAAACGAGACCAATACAGAGAGTTGCAAGAAAATCGCAGACTCGCTGAAGAGCAAAAAAATCTCGAATTAAGCAAACAACAACAAGAAATGCAACAAAAGTGGGGTGAAGAACTCACAAAACAACAACAAATAATGGCTGAGAAATTGCCTGAGTTTAACGACCCTGATAAAGGGCCGAAACTCAAAGCAAGAATAAAGTCTTTTGCTATGCAGACTGGCTTTACACAGCAAGAGGTAGATAGTCTTATTGATGCTCGTTCTGTTGAAGTTCTACACAAAGCTATGTTGTATCAAAACTTGTTAGATACCAAAATTTCAAAGAAAAAGGCAAAGGTTGTACCAAAGGTTACTAAACCTGGAACATCAACACCTAAATCAGAAATAGATCAAGAAAACATAAAGCGCCAAAAAGCAAGACTCAAGCGTTCAGGAAAAGTTGGCGATGCAGCCAAAATGATTGAAGGCTTAATGAAGTCTTAAATACTAACTTTTAACATAGGTAATCAAAAATGGCACAATTAAGTAATACGTTTGAAACGTATGATGCCGTTGGTAACAGAGAAGATTTGCAGGATATTATTTATAATATTACTCCAACTGACACTCCGTTTATGTCATCTATTGGTACAGGTACAGCTACTTTTACCAAACATGAATGGCAAACTGACACACTAGCATCTGCTGCTTCAAACGCACAAATCGAGGGTGATGACTCACCTTCAGCAGCATTGTCGGCTACTACTCGTGTTTTCAACCATACACAGATTTCATATAATCCTGTTATGGTTTCAGGTACGCAAGAAGCAGTCATACATGCTGGAGTAGACTCAGAATTAGCTTATCAAATAGCTAAAGCTGGTAAAGAACTCAAAAGAGATATGGAGCTAGACCTTACTGGTAAAACCGATGCAACAGCAGGTTCAGGTAATGGTGGAGCTGCAAGAAAGTCTAGAGGTTTTGAATCTTGGACTGTTACCAACAACTCTTATGGTTCAGGTGGTTCAAACTCTTCAGGGGATGTTACAGACGGAACTCAAAGAGCATTGACAGAATCTTTACTTAAAACAGAACTAAAATCTTGTTTTGATAATGGTGGAGAGCCTGATCTAATGTTGGTTGGCTCATTCAATAAACAGAAAGTATCAGGTTTTACTGGTAACTCAACTCGTATGGACATGGCAGAAGATAGAAGCTTAGTAGCTACTATTGATGTTTATGTTTCAGACTTTGGGGAAATCAGAGTAGTAGCTGATAGAATACTTCGTTCTTCAGGAAGAAGTGCTTTATTAGTTGAAACAGAAATGTTTGCTACTGGCTTTTTAAGACCTTTCCAAACTGTTGAATTAGCAAAAACTGGAGACGCAGAGAAGAGACTACTCTTAGCTGAATGGACTCTAATTGCTAAGAATGAAGCAAGTTCAGCAACTATAGCGGACTTAACTACATCATAGGATTTGCATAGTCATATATGCAGAGGGGAGTTCCTCATATTGTTTTTGCTCCCCTCACTTGATACCAAATTAATAATGACCTTGAAGAGGTATCGCTTCGGAACGAGGGTTATTAACATGGAGAAATTTAATGAGAACATTAAACGATTATTTTATAACAGCAGAGATAGAAGATATATCTACTGCATCAAGCACATTTGTACCAGTTGCAGATGGTGGCAGAATAATTAAAATTATTACTGCACTACAAGGAGCTATAAGTGGTGGTAATGCTGCAATTACATTTGAGATTGGTGGTACTGCCGTAACAGGTGGTGGCATTACAGTTGCACACTCAGGTTCAGCAGCAGGTACAGTTGATTCAGCAGTACCAACAGCAGCTAATAGAGTTGAAGAAGATGGCACTATTGAGATGATTACAGACGGTGGTTCTACAGGAACTCAAAAATTATTAGTAACATTTGTAATTAGGAGATAAATATGGGAGCAAACTACGGATTACGAGTAACCAATACAATTAAAAGAACTGTAAGTGATAGTTCAGCACAGACTGCAGCAACTAATGCAAGTACAGAATATATTAGAGTCATAGCTGACACTAATGGCGTTCATGTGGCTTTTGGTGCTAATCCAACTGCAACCACAAGCTCAACATATCTCGCAGCAAACAATGACGAGATATTTAAAATTGATGGCGGTATGAAAGTAGCAGCTATTGTTGCTTCAGGCACAGCAAATCTATACATAGACGAGTTAAGCGAATGAAACGCAAACTTGATGATGGACAAATCTTTCATTGGCACGAACCAACAAAAGAAATGGCTATTGAGCATGTGCAAGATATTCAACCCCTTATTGACTCAAACAAACGACTACAACAAGAAGATCACCACATAGCTGATGATTTTAGGTTATCTGCAAGGATTCCTATGACTGTGTATTACGAATGGAAAAGTAAATATGGGGTTGATATGTTTAACCCAAATCACAAAGAGGGCGTTAAAAAATTAATCAATAGCCCTGAATATAGATACTTAAAAACAACCAATAGAAAAATATAATGGCACTTACAAACTACTCAGAACTTAAAACAGCTATATCTAACTGGTTAGATAGAACAGACTTAGATGATAGAATACCTGAATTTATTGCGCTTGCTGAGACAAGACACAGAAGAGATTTTAAAATAAGGCGCATGGAGACGAGGGTGACAGCAAGTACTATCGCAAATACTGAATATTATACTTTGCCCGATAATTTTGTTGCTATGCGTAACATACAACTTAACACCGATCCTAAAACAGCTTTAGAATATCTAACTCCTGAGCAAATGGATAGAGTTAGAGCAGGAAGCAACACAGGCAAACCAAAAGCATATTCTATTATTGGTAATACCTTTCAGCTAAGACCAATACCTGACGGAGTATACGAAATAGAAATGCTGTATTTTAAATATTTTACAGCTTTATCAGATTCAAACACAACTAACGACATGCTTACATTTCACCCTGACGCTTATCTTTACGCAGCATTAGTTGAAGCAGAGCCTTATCTCTATAATGATAAAAGACTACAAACTTGGTCAGCTTTATACGATAGAGCCAAAAAAGATATAATAGATTCAAACGAAAGAGACAGACATTCAGGAGTAGCACCAACTACAAGAATTGACTACGGAGCATACTAATGACCACATGGACAGGGGTAAGCGCAAGTTCAACTTCATGGACAAATGTAAGCGATGTAGCACAAGGATATTTTGAGACAGAAGATAATATATTTTTGCTTGCTGATGAAAACGGAAACATCTTCCAACAAGAAGATAATAAAAATATAGCTCCGAATGACTGGCAAGATATACCAGCAGTAGCAACAACGACTTGGACAACACAATAAATGGCAACAAAGAAATTTTCAGAACTGACAACAACAAGCACCCCTAGTAGTAGTGCTTTGTTTGCAATTACTGACTCAGACACATCTGTAGCAGTAACTCTTGCAAATGTTGCAGCGAATATGCCTGATTTGACAGCTACAACTGTTACATCTTCGGGAGCATTAAGTGTTTCAGGAAATGCTACTTTTACAGGTGATGTGACTATATCAGGCGATGATTTATTCATGTCTACCAATACAAGTGGGGCAGCTTTAATTGCAGATGGCACAAATTTTAACCCTGTGGTTATTTCAGGCGATATAGCAATAGCAACCAATGGTGCAGTAACAATACAAAATGATGCTGTTGAAGCTGGTATGCTTAATGACAATGTCATCTCAGGTCAAACAGAATTATCATCAGGTGTTGCAGACGCTGATGAGCTTTTAATTTCAGATGCAGGTACTTTGAAAAGAGTTGGTCTTGATACAGCAAAAAGTTATTTTGCATCAACGCCTACTGCAATAACAGTTGCAGATGAGTCGTCAGATACCAGTTGTTTTCCTCTTTTTGTCACAGCAGCGACTGGCGACTTAGGGCCAAAGACAGCATCAGGATTGACTTTCAACTCAAGCACAGATGTATTATCAGGCACGTTTTCAGGCAATATTACAGGAAATGTTACAGGAAATGTAAGTGGCACATCAGGTTCAACCACAGGCAACGCAGCAACAGCAACAGCTTTGCAGACTGCACGAAACATTGGTGGTGTATCTTTTGATGGCACAGCAAACATTGACCTACCTGGTGTAAACTCAGCAGGAAATCAAAACACAAGTGGCACAGCAGCAACCGCAACTACATCAACAAATGTCACTGTAGCTGACGAATCATCTGACACCACATGTTTTCCTTTGTTTGTAACTGCAGCAACAGGTGATCTTGCTCCTAAATCAGGAAGCAATCTTGCTTTCAACTCAAGTTCAGGTGTTCTTACAGCAACTGGATTTGCAGGAGATTTGACAGGAGATGTAACAGGTAACACATCAGGCAGTTCAGGCTCTTGTACAGGAAACTCGGCTACAGCAACTACATCTACAAATGTTACAGTTGCAGATGAAAGTAGCGATACAACCTGTTTCCCATTATTTGTTACGGCAGCAACAGGAGATTTAGCGCCTAAGTCAGGCTCAAACCTTGCATTTAATTCAAGCAGTGGAGTTTTGACTGCCACAGGATTTGCTGGAAATATTACAGGTAATGTCACAGGCAATACTTCAGGCTCATCAGGTTCGTGTACAGGAAATTCAGCAACAGCTACAGCATTAGAGACTGCAAGAAATATAGGTGGAGTTTCATTTGACGGCACAGGAAATATAGATTTACCAGGAGTTAATAGCGCTGGTAACCAAAATACATCAGGTACTGCTGCTGGATTATCAGCAACTCTTGCAGTAGGTAGTGGTGGCACAGGAGCTACAAGTTTAACTGCAAATGGCGTTCTGATAGGAAACGGAACGAGTGCTATAACAGCAATAGATTTATCAACCAAAGGAAGCATTTTAGTTGGTGATGGTTCAGGAAACCCACAGACTTTGGCTGTTGGAAGCAACGACCAAGTACTTACTGCTGACAGTTCTACAGCTACAGGTTTAAAATTTGCAACTCCTGGAGGTGGTGGTGGTCTTGCAGTAATAAGCGCAGTCAATGAATATAATGCTAGTGGGAACACAACATCTTATTCTTTCACAGGGTTTGACTCTACTTATGATAATTACTATGTAATTGTTCATGCTCTCTCACAATCAGGACAAGGTGATATACAAATGAGATTTTTAGACGATGGCTCTGCTCTTACGAATTCAGACTACAGACAAACCACTTTAGGTTTAACACACAACAATTCAGAGAAAAGAATTACTACAGATGCGGCAGATAAAATTACTCTTATTCAGCAAACAAATAGTGGTGATAAAGACCCTATGAATGGTTGGTTGTACTTTAACAATGGTGCAGGCGGTCGTTGGGATTCTGATGCTAACGACTCTAAAGGACAAGTATCACCATCAGTAGTGTATATGTTAGGTGGAGAAGGTAGTAATGGTTCATCAAGAATTGCTATAGGACATGGATATTTAAACGACACACAAGCAAATATTTGTAATGGTTTCCAATTACTATTTGCAGGTGGGAGTGGTGCACACAAAATTAATTTAACAATTTATGGAGTCAATAGAGCATAATGGTCGCAATAGTAGATAACAAAGGAACAATTACAACTAGAGATGAAGATGCCAAAACTTTATCTGATATACAAGCAACCAAACAATGGTATATAGACAATGCTTATATTCTAGGCAGAACTGGCGATACTGGAAGCAATTCTTATGATTCTTTACCAAATCAACTAGACATGCTTTTTAAAGATATCGACTCAGGCAAACTTGGTGATGATGCTAAAACTGGTTCTTGGTATTTACATATAAAATCAGTTAAAGATAACAACCCTAAGAGTTAGGAGAAAATTAAATGGGATTAGAAACAGGTACATTTATAGACAGTCTGAATAGTTCAAATCCAGGCGCAGGAGACCCTGTTAATGAAGGTGATGACCACATTAGATTAATAAAATCTACTGTTAAAGCTACATTTCCGTCATTGTCAGGTGCTGTTACATCTACACATACAGAATTGAATTTATTAGATGGGGTAACTGCAAATACGACTGAGTTAAACTATGTTGATATTACAACACTTGGAACAGCAGAAGCCTCAAAAGCGTTAGTTGTTGATGCAAACAAAGATATTACAGGTATTAGAAACCTTACAGTATCAGGCACAATTACGATTGGATCAGATACTGCAACCACACTACAAGCAGTTTACCCAGTAGGTTCTATTTATATAAATGCAACAAACTCATCGAACCCTGCAACATTGTTAGGTTTTGGTACTTGGTCAGCTTTTGCAGCAGGTCGAGTAATGGTAGGTTTTGATTCTACAGATAGTGATTTTGATGCCTCAGAAGAAACTGGTGGCTCTAAAACTAAAACATTGAGTTTATCAGAGTTGCCTGCACATACTCACACAATAGCAGCATCGACATCTGATACAGACGCTGGCGGTATTTCACAAGGTAATACAACTTCAACTACAAATGTAAATACAGGCTCAACTGGTAGCACTTCTGCTTTTAGCCTATTACAACCATATATCACAGTATATATGTGGAAGAGGACAGCTTAATGCCAACATTTCAAGTGGGCGTACCTCAAGGGATGGTAAAAGATGTAAACCCTACAGGTTTACCAAATGAGTTTTTCACTCATACAGAGAACGCAAGATTTGAAGATAACGCTGCAAAAAAAATACTAGGACACGATAGTGTTTTTACAGCACCTTCTATTGACCCTTATTTTTTAATCAATCTCACAGGAAGCACAAGTTTTTGGTTTTATGCAGGTACAGCTAAAATATTTAGAACAGACGGAACAAATAATGTTGATGTAACTAGAGCATCGGGCGGTGATTATTCAACGAATCTAACAGGAGTTGGTAATTGGGTGGGAACAATATTTAATGGTAATCCAATACTCAATAATGGAGTTGATGACCCACAACTTTATGACACTTCTACATCGAAGTTTATAGATTTAACAAACTGGCCTGCAAGCACAACCTGTAAGTCTATGAGGGCTTATGGTAATTATTTACTTGCTTTGAATATGACAGAATCAGGCACAAACCTACCGAACAAAGTAAGGTGGTCTGATACCTCAATTTCTATACCTAGCACTTGGGTTGCAGGTGCAACTAATGACGCTGGTACAAACACCATTGGAGATGAGGGTGATTTTATCGTAGATGGCTTTCAGCTTAAAAATACATTTATTATTTACAAAGAAAGAAGCACATGGCTGATGAACTATATTGGCGGAAACCTTGTATTTAGTTTCCAAAAACTATTTAACGATACAGGAATATTATCAAGAAACTGTGCAGTAGAGTTCGAGGGCAAACATTTTGTAGTAGTTGAAGGTGATTTAATTGTCCACAATGGTGTTAAAAAAGAGTCTGTTGCTACAAGCGTTGTAAAGAGAGCCTTGTTTGATGATCTTGATAGCACTAATTTTAAGAATATATTTGTATTACACAACAAACAAAAGAATGAAATATGGACTTGTTATCCAACTGTTGGCTCTACAAACTGCAATAAAGCGTTGGTTTGGAACTACAGGAGAAATGCTTTTAGTTTTAGAGATTTACCTAATGTATTACATATTGCTACAGGTATTGTAAATCCTGGAACACCTTCGGCTGTATGGTCAGGACAATCACAAAGCTGGGATAACTACTCAACATCTTCAAGTTGGGGTCAGAGGTTTTTTAATCCATCAGAGGTAAGTATACTGATGGCTGGCACTACAGATAGAAAGTTTTTTAGAGGCGATAATGGCTTTGACTTCGATGGCAGTAATTTTACTATGTTGTTGGAGAGAAAAGGGCTTACACTTGACGGCAATACCAATACAGTTAAACAAATTAGAAAGATCACACCCAAGATTACAGGCACAGGTTCAGCACAGATTTTTATAGGTAGTTCAATGTCTCCTGATGGCACAGTAACTTATTCATCTCCACAAGAGATAAACCCAGCAAGTCAAAACAAAGTAGATGCAAGAACATCAGGTAAGTTTATTGCAATCAAGTTTCAACATACATCTGCAACTACTTTCGAGCTTAATGGCTACGATATAGAATACGAGGTAGCAGGAGAGAGATAATGGCACAAGCACCAAGATATACACCTAATCCTGTACCTGATAACCCTGAAGATTTACCTAAATATATCTTTGATGAGCTTATAAGATTACAAGGAGCATTAGAGGAAACACCTACAACTTTTATTGAGGTTAAAAACACGACACCAGGCAGGAAGAAACAAGGAGATATTGTTTACGCTGATGGCACAAACTTTGACCCTGGTAGTGGTGAAGGCATTTATTTTGTAAATGCAGCAGGTAACTACACAAAACTATGATGAAAATAACAGGCATACCCTCAAATCAAATAGATGAGTTTTGGAATGTATGCGAGGAATACATTATTTTAGCTGCTGATAAAGGCAGACAAGAAATGACAGTAGAAGATATTTATAGATTTTGTAAACAAGCAAAAATGCAACTGTGGGTTATATTTGACGAAGAAATCAATATACGAGCAGCAGTTACTACTGAAATCGTAAATTATCCTGCAAAAAAAGTTTGCAGAATAGTTACGCTAGGCGGTGAAGATTTGAATGAATGGATTAATCACATAGACAAAATAGAGGACTGGGCGATATACAATGATTGCAAGGCTATGGAAACATTTTGTCGTAAAGGATTTATTAAAAAACTGGAGAACTTTGGTTATGAACAAACATATAGCGTTGTTGGAAAAGAATTATCAAGAAAACATTAAAGGAGAAATATTATGAGTTTAGGAGGTAGTGGCGGTGGGCAACAAGTCCAAAGAGTAGAGCCATCTCAACTTCAAGCGCCTTTTATAGCTGATGCTTTACAAAGATCGCAAGACTTATATCAACAAGGGCCACAACAGTTTTTCCCTGACAGAACTTTTGCTTTGCCAAGCGATGAAACGCAACAAGCACAAGAACTTGCAAGGTTAGCTGCGCTCGGACAACAAACTACATTAGCTGGTTCTTTATTTCCTGCATTTCAAAGTGCGTTAATGTCGCCTACGCAAAGATTAGCTGACCCAGCTTTACAGGGTGTTTTAGCTGCAAACTTTAGACCAATGGAAGATGCAGCATCAAGACTATTGCAACAAGCAAGACGAGATGCAACAAGAAGCGGGCAACTTGGTGGGTCAAGACAAGAAGTATTACAATCAGAAATTATAAAAAATCTAGGGCAACAACAAAGCGATTTTGCTAATAAATTTTTAGGTAATATTTATGGAGATGCTCTTAGATCACAATCAGTAACATTAGGTTTATCACCAACAATTATGAGTTCATTCTTAGCACCATCACAAACGATTGCAAACATAGGCGCACAAAGAGAGGCACAAACTCAAAAAGGTATTGATGAAGCTATAAGAAGATTTGCTTTTGAACAAGAAGCACCATCTAATTTACTCGACCAATACATGAACAGAGTAGGTGGCAATATGTTTGGTAGCACAACTACAACCGAAGGAGCTGAATCAAGTGGTCCAGGTGGTCTAGCAGGAGCTGCTGGAGCAGCAGGATTAGCAAGTGTATTAGCACCTAAAGGGGCTACTTTAGGTAAAATGTTGCCGAGTTTATTTATGTCGAACGTAGGGCCAACGCAACTTGGTGCTGGAACAGCAGCATTAGCTGGTATTAACCCATACGTTGCAGGTGCAGCAATATTAGGCGGTATATTATCAAAATAGGAGAAAAAATATGTTAGGACTATTAGGATTAGGAGCAGGTGTTGTTCCGTCAATGATGGCTTTTGATGCTTTACAAGGTCAAATACCTGGAATTATGCCATCAATATTAGGCAATAGTTTATTCGGACAAGTAAATAGGCTCATAAATCCACCAAATAACGCACTAAATATGCTTGCTTCATCAAACAATCCATTAAGCGGTTTGTTACAAGCAAGTCCAGCACAATCTTTAGGCATGAATAGATTTTATGGAGGTATCCTTTAAATGATAAATATTAATCAAATGGGCAGGTTATCACAGCCCTTAAACAATCAGCCGATAGTAGGTCAAATAGGGCCTGATGGCAAACCAATAACTTTTTTAGATGCTTTATTTGGCGTAAGACCACCAATGAATCCTAACCCTTTTAATGTTCCGAATCCTCTGATAAGTTCAGAAATAATGTCTAATCTATCTAATGTGTTAGGTGAGCAAACTGCTCCTATGCAACCCGAACAAAACTTTAATCTTATGAATAGATTTAGAAATGCTTTCGGTATGCCGACACAAACAACGAGCATGGTAGACGGAGAACAAATAACAAGTGTTGATAGGACTAATACTTTACCTACAAACACTCTACCTACAGATCAACAAATGGAAAACGAAGTAGCAGAGTCGGGAATGAATCCTGCGCTTTTGCAAGCAGCTTTATCAGGATTATTAAATGAGAACCCACAACAACCAATGCCTCCTGCTAATATACAAGGAGCATTTATGCGTGGACAACAAATACCACTACAAAGCATGACTAGATTTTACGGAGGTGTATTAAGTGGCTAATGGAAACGAAGGATTAAAAGGTTTGCTCGGCAATCTGATAATGCCTCAAGCTATGAATGAGCAAGTTACAAATAAACAACTTATAGATGCAGCGATCCTTAGAGGAAGTTTGGAGTTACTCAAACCAAGACAAGCTGGTGAGAACTTTGCATCACAACTAGGTCGTGGCATTACAGCAGCAACACAGTTTAGTCAAAGTTTAACACCTGACCTAGATCAACAGATAAAAGCACTCGAATTACAGCAAATGAGAAAACAAATGAATATGTCTGAAGAACCTATTGAAAGACCTGTTACTGACAGAAATGTACTAGCAGATGATTTGAGCACACAAGCATTTGGTTTTGGTGATACACTTGCAAACTATCTAGGTGGTTTATCAAGATTGTTTGGTGGTGTCATACCTGAGGTTTTTCCAGAAACAAATATTGCAGTAACGAATATACAAGGTTTTAACAGAGATTTATTAAAAGGTTCTGCATCTGAAGTTACAGGTAGACCATCTGTTTATTATTTACAATTATCAGAAAGCGAGTTACCAACACCATCTGGATCTTTGGTTGATGGATTTACTACAGAGGCAAATGCGTTAAGGAAATACGAAACTTTACAAGGTAGATTTGAAAGTCAAGTGGCTAAAAACAAAAAACTTTTAGAACAAGCTATTGCTAGAGGTGAAAATACAAAAATTTATAAAATACAAGCTGCTATCGCAGATCAACAATATTATGTAGATAGGTTGAAAGGTATTACTAGTGCACTCGCAAAAGGAATAGGGCAAGGGCCTACAACATCTACTGATTTTGACACAACTAGAAGAACTAACGAAACAACACAAGAAATGTTAGATAAATTTATGAATGGGAGACCATAAAAATGTCTGAAAAAAAACCATCAGCAGCAGAACTTGCCCTTGCACAAAGAGACGCAGAAAATTATTTTGAACTACAAAAAAATCGTGGCAAGATTTTAGTTAATGAGGGCAAAATATCTAAAGAGCAATATTATGAACAAATTAGAAAAATTGGTATAGAAACCAATGTCATAAGCCCTGACCAATTTCAAGGAGGTGCACCTGCTGTCTTAGAACCTATTTTAGAAATAGGACTCGGAACTTTAGGATATATTGTGGGAGCAGGCATAGGTTTAAGAAGAGGAACTCCACAACTTTACGGTTCAGTAGGATTTGGTGTAGCTTCAGGTCTAGGACAAGCAGGCTTTGATGCTATTAATAAATTAACTGCCGATGAGGGTCAGGTTGTAAAACCCAACAACGCAATTTTGAATGATGCTCTCAAACAAGCAGGTATAGATGCTTCTTTGTCTTATGGGATAGATAAAACTTTGGTGTTTGGCGGCAAGGGAGTGCAACTAGCAAAAAATGTAACTGCTCAACAGGGTAAGAAAGTAATCGGTAGTCTAAAATCTTTGAGAGACAAACTTACACCTGAACAACAAAGAAAATACATAGAAAAATTTTCTAAAGGAAAAACAGGTGAAACAGAAATAGGAAAAAAAATATCATCAGAAAAAGCAAGAACACAAAAAATTATTGACAATAGAAGAAAGAATCAAGAAGCCGAAGGTATGACACCTACAAGATATCAAGTCCTAGCGGGATCAGGAACTATTGGTGAAGCGAAAAGAGGTTTTTCAGATGCAACTCAAATAGTGCCTATGGCAAGTTTTTATGGCGTAAAATCATTTCAAAACACATTAGATGATGCTTTAAGTTCTATACAAACCCCTCTAGTAAAAGGTTCGGGTAAAAACATAAATGATCGTGCAGCTTTTACAAATGGTGATGCGTTTATAAAAGATATAAGAGGTGATTACATAAGAAACCCTGAAAGAATTAAAAATATGGAAAAAGTTTATGATTCTTTGCCAATGGTTACCTACGCAAATCTAATTAAAATATCAGATGATAATTTTGCTAGATACAATAAAGAGTACAAGGATTTTGAAAAATTAACAAAAGAAACCAACATGAGGTTCGATACTACAAATATACAAAAAGGAATTTTAAGGCTCAACGAAACACTTAAAAAAACATTAGTCGAAGAGGATATGAAATATTCATCTGCTTTGCCTAAGTTTATGAAAAATCTAATTTCTACTAAAACAACTCCATCAAAAGTGACAGGCACACGAGTTATACCTAGCAAACAAGAAAAACCACCTACTGATTTATCAGGTAAACAAATGCTTGAATTATACAATGAAACTAAAAATTTTAATTACGACAATAGAATTTATGATCTCAAAGGGGCTGCGCTTACAAGAGATTTAAAAAGTAACAGGCAAGCTGTTGAGTCTTTAAGAAAACAAATTGTTGATGAAATTGGAAGCAAAGATGAAATTATGTCTGGTACTATCAAAAGGGCGAATGAAATCTTTAAACAAAACGAACAATTTTTAACCGATAACGAGCTTTTATTATCATTAGGAAAAACGCTTGAAGGTAAAAGTTACAATCCTCTTGTGTATGATGGATTTAGAGATGAGTATAGAAGATTGACAGGCGAGACTTTCAAAACTATAGCAGGTAGAGGTAATCTTAAAGATGTGTCTCCACAAACTGTTGTTTCAAATTTTTTAGAAACTAAAGATGGTATTGCAAAATTAGGAAATATAATGAGAGACTCTGCAAAATTAAAGTTGGCAGAAAGAAGAAAGCAAGCTGCTAAAGATGGAAGTATTTTTATAGAGGAATCTATACCTATAAGAATCATGAAACCTGTTTTAGATGAGAATGGGGCTGTTATTTCAATAAAACCCACAACTGTAAATGTTTCGGAAGTGCAAAAAGCAGAACAAGAATTTGGCGATTTATTATTAAATCAAATAGAAGATGTATTCGACAATACTCTTTTGAAAACAGTTAGAGATGAAGGAAAGTTTGACCCAAATGGATTTTTAAGCGCGATTGGTTATTTTCCACCCAACGCAACCAAAAGAGCATATTATAAAGAACTTATTAATCAAGCAAAAAAAACAAAAGATATCTCTATGTCAGAAATTGCAAAAAGAGATAAAAACACAAAAGGAGTCTTTTTTGAAAATGTAGATTATGACAGGGTTGTTAATTTTGCAGAGATGTTTCGTGGCTTTCAAGACAAACCTGGTGTTAGCAAGTTTTTATTAAGAAGAGCCCCTCTAGCATTATCTAGTAGCGTTACTGTTTCAAAAGCATTACCTCTAGCAGGAGCAGGAATTGGAGCAGGCATAATGGGTTTGCCTGGTTTTATAACAACACTAGGCATATTGAATTTATTTAATAAATATATATCATCTCCTGTTGGCATGAGTTATTGGAAAAGCGTAAGAGGTGATTCATCTAAGTTAGGTGAGTTTTTATCCGCTATTTACAATGATGCTTTCGGACAAGCAGCCATAAGAACAAGCATAGATGTTGGTAATATTATTAGAGGCCTACCAAGAGCATTGTTAGTATCAGCAGGACAAGACATTCCATCTGATTTGACAGGTGGTATAGTTCCTGAACCTGTCAGAACGAGAGAACAATATTATGATACGGGGATAGACTAATGATACCAATGGAGCTTTTATCAATGTTAGCGTCTACTGTGCTAGGTGGCATCATGTCCATTATGGCTCAAAAAGGACAAGCCGAAGCAGAACGACAAAAGATGTTGATGGCTAGAGCAGGGTTTGCGGCTAAACAAACAGATAAAGCTAGAGAAGTTTCTGATCCCCACACGAAGCACACGAGGCGTTGGATTGCCCTGATGTGCGTATTCTCTATTATTGTAGTACCAATAGTTGCACCAATTTTCTCTGATGTAAATATTGCATATCAAATTGTAACAGAGGCAGATAGTGGTTGGTGGATATTTGGCTCAACCTACGAAACATCATATTTTGAAGAGGGCAATACGATTTACATTACAAACTTACAATCACACACAATATTCTCAATTATCGGACTATATTTTGGTGGCTCACTCACGAGAAAATAATGGTAGCAAAAAAATATCAAAACCCTACAGGCGGTTTGAACGAAGCTGGTAGAAAGTATTTTAAAAGAACGCAAGGCTCTAACCTTAAAAGACCTGTTACAGGCAAAGTAAAACGTGGCTCAAAAGCAGCTAAAAGGAGAGCAAGTTTCTGCGCAAGAATGTCAGGAGTGAAAGGCCCAATGAAAGACAGTAAAGGTAGGCCAACTAGAAAGGCATTGGCACTAAGAAAATGGAAGTGTTGAGATTCAAACAAGCAATATACATATTAATCATTATGGTTATATTGCTAGGTATAGAAAGTGCTGTATCTGATGTAACTAGTACAGGCGATACTACCAATAGCCAATCAAATTCCACAGGAAGCAACACTCTCATAGATACTTACGAATCAAGCACGACTTATCAGTCAGGTTCTAGCTCCAACAGCACAACTAACAACGAAACCAATAACAGCACAAATACTAAAACAGCAGTAAACCCCTCTAATGCACCGAGTATGAGTGTTTATGGACAAGATAGCTGCGTTATACCACTTGCAGCAGGAATAACTGTCATTGGCTTTTCAGGTTCATTTGGCTCATATATGGTCGATGAGGAGTGCGAAAGACGAAAGTCTGTTGCAGTTATGGCAAAACTTGGCATGAAAGTCGCAGCGATAGCATTGATGTGCCAAGATGAAAAGGTATGGAAAGCCATGATGGACTCAAACACTCCTTGCCCTATTGATGGTCTTATCTCTCAAGCTGCAAAAAAAAGATGGGAAGAAGTCGGTGGATTTCACAGAACAAAAGAAAAAAAATATAACGAAAAAAGAAGTATGACATGGAATAATCAACCTATAACATCTAGAAAGATTAATGAAAAAGATACTCACACTAACCATGATGGTCATACTCACTAGCTGTACTTCACACCGAGTAATACTTGGAGAGATTGAAG